TGACCTTGGTATCTCAAAGCGTCTGTCATGTTCTCTGCGTAACCAAACTCTATCTTTGCCCCTGATGGGAATCGCCATTCTTTTTCTTGTTCTCTCCATTTTGCACCTGGGAATGCCTTTCCGTATAATAGTTGAGACTTCTGTATTAAGTCTCTTAACTCAGGCATTGTCCTCCTTACTAAGAGTGCTCGGTGATTAGCATGTGAGCAGTAACGAAGCGGATCAACTAGCATCGCATATGATTTACCACCGCCTCTTGCTCCACCATAAAATACTTCTCTTTCTGAAGCTGCAAGAAATTCTGTCTGTGGACCTGTATTAGGTTTAAAGATTACTTCTTGCTGATTTATGTGCTCTTGTACTGTTTGAGGAGCACTCTCGATTATATCCTCTGTAAGTAGTTGTGTCTCTTTACCAGTAAGTGCTCTGTCTATAGTTAACAGTTTCTTTTTGGTATTTTCTGCAGACATTTTAGCAGAACGTAGAGATTGTTCTGCCTTTGCAACTTTTTTACGAGTGCGAGCTAATATCTGTTTAACTGACTTCTTGGCTTTCTGTTGTACTATTCTCTTCGGCTTCGGTGGTGCTATTTCTTGCGAGTCTTTTTTTAAGTCCGACATGTGATATATATCTTCCTGTTTTCCTATGTAGCCATTGGGCAGTCTCTCTTAGTGAACAAGTCTTTGAATATTCTCTTGCTTGTCTAAGAGCATCTAATTCTTCTTTGATTGGTTCTAAATAATCTGGATCTTCAGACTGTTTAAATCCAAAAGGAATAGTTCTAGCTTTCCTTTTAATTTTTATTTGTTCCATCTTTTGCTGGTAATATAAATATTCCGTGCAGAGCTTTCATATTTACATCTAATTGGTCTTTTTTACCTAGACCCACTCTGTCTAATATTGAGTTAGCAGCTGCTAGACGAATGTTAGAGTGTGGTG